ATTTCTTCTTCATCACCTTACGTGTTGCAGTGTGTGCGCGCTTCATCAGTTTGGTAACTGGTGTTCGCGGAAACTTTTTCTTTAACAGTTTAAGCTTACGTCCAAACTCTTTCTGATATTTTGATACCTTACGTTTCTTTTTACCCGGTAAAAGATTCTGTCTTTCAAATTGCCTAGATAGATCATTACCAATGCGCTTGGTTAATTCACCATTTCTAGTCATCAACATTGTTGGATCATTAATTACATCCATCAATTCAGATGTTATTGTTATCTCTGGTGCGTTTACTACTGTCTCAATTGCTTCTCTTAAATCCACTTCAATCCCTCTTGCTCCTCTAGAACCACCAGAACCAGGTCTACTTCTTGTTGAAGTGCCTCCTTCTTTCCTCCTGGTAATCTTAGAAGTTGGAATTGGTGTCTGATCTGTAACGAATTCAGTTGTTGTTGAAGTGAATGTATCTTCTAATTGCTCCTTAACTGTACGTCCTTCAACATCTCCACCTCTACTAGAAGGTAGAATACGCCTGGTTAGACGCTCTAAATCTTCTCCAGCCTTGTTTACACGGTCGAGTGCCTTACGTACATCGCCAGGACCAGGTATCCTTGGTCGCTTGACCATATCAAGCGGACAGAACTTCGCTCTGAACTAATGCAGCATAGATGTCTGCGGTTGCACGTGCTCGGTATCCATACATCTTTCCTTGCATAGTCTTAGCAGAAAGATTGTTTGTCCCTGCGATCTGTACGAAGAAATCGTTAGTTGCTATGATCCCAATGTAATCAAGTGTAGAAGCGGGGGATTCCAATGCTTGTTCTGAGAAAGCTACAGCGAGAGTTGCATCTGAACGTACTTTTTCTGTACGGCGAGCCAGCCAGTTTGACTCAGCAAGAGATTGAACTGCAGTTTGTGAAGTAGTAGTAAGAGAACCTGCTACCTCTGTATTTAGGCCTGTAACCATGTCAGGAGAACTTCCGTCTAGGTTTACAGCTAGAACAACAAAGACTTCTCTATCAAGAGGAGACAAGTTTAGATCTACTGCTGCTTGAGTAAATGTGTTTGCTGCTGTTTCTGTTACGGAAAATCCGATTGCTACGTTTGAACTGGTTGCTTTTAGACCGGTTGGCATGAATGGGGGTACCCTGACTAGGTTCTTATACTATATTCTATACCAGTCTTGAACATCTAAACCGCTAGATTGGGGTAAAAGGCGTAGCCGTACCCTGAATCTAACCGATCTGTCTATACCTTTTCTAACGATATATATACATACTAAGGATTGTTAGCGGTAGTTATGGGATTAACATGTGCCATATGCGAGAGAAACTGGGCTTCAAAAGAATACGGAGCGCTTTATTTGACCGAAGTTTCACCAAAAAGTGTAGGCGATCCACCAGAAATCTACCATTTTTGCTCTTACAAATGCCTAAGGGAGTGGACAATATGAGACAAAAGATGATTACTTTAGATGCTGAAACCTGGAAACTAGCTGAGATTAAATCTAATTTTAGTGAATGGGTTAGAAATTCACTACGATCAGAACGAAATAAACAACATAGTGATGAAGACCTGGCTCAAAAAAGAATAGAACAGGCTGGAATGATTGCAGAGAATTTGCAAATGAGCACAGCACAGTTGCTTTGGCATCTAGAACAGCGTTCAGAAGTAGAGATTAGCGCCCTCGTGTCCATCTTACAAGGCTCATTGCCTCAGAAATAGCCACTGCAGCATAGTATTGTGCAGGGTTTTTGATTAAGTTACGTGGATCTCTAACTATTTTGTTAGCATCACGCATTAGATTCGTGTCCGACCTAAACGAAGTACCGTTGTCACGTATGTCAATATCGTGTCTTTTGCATGCACAATCCAAATCATCAGTGCAAGGAACACTCCTATCCGCCCTGGTTAACGTAGATTCAGGTTTAGATTGGTTTGCTGTCCACCCTGGACCGCACCATTTGCCCCATACCCTGGTCATTTCTTCTTCATCACCTTACGTGTTGCAGTGTGTGCGCGCTTCATCAGTTTGGTAACTGGTGTTCGCGGAAACTTTT